GCCCGTTTGCGCGTCTGAGCATAATTTTGGAAAGGTTGTGTCTGTTGACCATAAATTCGGACACCCCCCCCCCCCCCCCCTTCCGGCTTTCTAGCCGCCATGAATTACAACGAAAGTAGTAATCAAAGCAGAAATCTGTCACCCAACTGGACACGGTGGTTCAGTAGAACGAGTTACAGAGTCTTTTTCGCGAGTACGCTGAGTGCAATGCTCGTGTTGGGGCTAAGTCCAGAGCTGTGTGCTCTGGCGATTGCGGCCACTTTCATGTCGATTTACCACGTTGGTCGACTAGGAGTGGAGGTCAGCGCTGTGTGCGCTTACCTTCATATGATAGTGGTCACTTTTGGAGATGGTGTAAACACGTATAAGTGGAACAGTTTTGGATTGGTTTACCTTTACTTACAACTGTTGTTGCTTTTTGCGTGTTCGCTTCGATACATTCCGTATGTCTTCCTTGAAGAGGAAGTGCGGTTTGTGAAGTCGAAAGATGAACGACGAGGAAGACGTAAACGCAGATGGCGTTTGCGTTCAAACCCCCCGAGCAATTTTCGCTCCGTGCGAGAAGAGCTCATTGAGATGCTCCACATGGAAGCATGCGCAGGTCCCGTGGACAATGTTCCATTGGACAAGCGCTGGATTTCCAATGATGTGCGGCAGGTTTTCGAACACCTCACTCCTCTGTTGTGGTATTTTCACGACATTAGAGGAGCGGATGCGAAGGGAATAGCCAAAGCCTTGATAAGGTATATAACTACACCCCCGTACGCCCTTGAGTTGATCGATTTCGTCAACGTAGTAGGTTTCTATTTTGGAACCGAAAACAATCAAGCAATGCAGCTTGCACCGTTGATGGCCTACCTGATGAAGAATGGTGGAGACATCCATGCACGTGCCCGTCCTAACGGCAAAGACCGTTATGAGGAGGAAACTGAGTTTGAAGCGATGGATTTTGGTACAGAAATCAAGAACCTTCGCCAAAACTTTGACATGTACAAGAACGCGACTGACGCTGAAATTTTCGGAAAGATTCGGACTGTGTTTTTTGGACTCCTTACCCTACCTATTGTTAAGGCTTTGGGATTGGAGTTCTCACATACTGGATTGATCGAGTTTCAGAAGAAGAATTTGGACAAGTACAAATTTTCCACCACTCACGAAGCAGTTACCAGTGTAGTCGATCTCTTAATCGACATTGCAGAGACTGGTCATTTGTGTTTCGCGACGGGATCAGCGGCACCTATTTTCCGACGCAACAAGAGTTTGGAAGACTTCCTAGAAAAGTCCTCGAAGTTGCGGGAGGAGATAGATATGCGCTTTAACGACCCAGTTTGGGACGCGCATATGTGCCACGCCAATTTGCTTGAATGCGTTTCAGCTGGCCGAGTCCTCATGAAGGACCATGAAGTCAGAAGTTTCGTGACTCGCGAATTGAACATTTTGGAAAAACTTGCGAGTGAAATTCGCATGAAGCACAGTGTCTCCAATTTTAGGCGCCCCCCGTTCTCCGTATTAGTTTACGGGACTCCAGGTATCGGGAAATCATATATTGCCTCTAGCCTCTTCAGCTTCTACCATAAGGTTGTGAGGAAATTTGGCATATACCCGAACCTGGATTGGGACCCTAAGAGGAACTTGTATACATTCAACCCCGACGATGAATATTTTGCAGGTTACCACGGAGCCATTCAATGGGCAATGTTATTAGACGACGTAGCCCAGGCGAATCCAAAACATGTTCTTAATGGCCAAGACAAATCGATCGGACAGATTATCAAAATCTGTAACTCGGTCGGTATGGCGTCAGAACAGGCGGAGCTTGAGAACAAAGGAAAAATCCCGATTGTTCCGAAATGCGTTGTAGCGTCCACAAACACAAAGGACCTGCACGCACATTTCGCCGTTTCTGAACCAGCTGCAATTGCCAGACGTTTCCCAATTGTCATTACTCCTAAGCTCAAAGATGAGCACAAGAATGACAGGGGAACCTTCAAGAATACGGGACAAGTGGAACGAGATGCTTGGTGGTACCGCGTAGAGAAAGTAGTTCTTCACGTGGAGGGTGACACAGTTACTCATACCTACAGGCCCTTTCCCAACCCCACATCTGAAGGTCTGGATTACGACCATTTGCCAGCTTCTGCCGTCTTTGATATCCTGCGAGAGGAAATTATTCAACACGAGAAGGCGAACGATGTGCAGATGGAATGTATGCAGCCATCGGAACTAGACGAATTGTGTGACGACTGTTGTGTTCCCCGTGCTCACTGCAAATGCCCCAAAGAGATGGTGGCAATGGCACTTCTTCGTGACAACGTTGAGTACTACTTTGCAGATTTGTACGTTCGAGCTCTCGTTGCTTGGCACTACTACATCGGATACTACCCTTCTTGGTTTATTGCAGGGCTCCAGAAATGGGCCCCAGCGACTGCCGTGAGGGTTTTTAAATCTATTCATGTAAACCAACTTCCGCAGAAATTCGCTCGGATCAGCACCCAGGTGCTCGGTCTCGCGGCGGTACTCTCGGTTGGAGGTTTAGTGTGGTACGTGCAATCAACGCTCTTTCCAAAAGAGAACACGCCTGAGGATATAGCTATCTTCGAGGCGATGATTAGAGAAGATCGTATGCGCATGGAAGGCACTTCAGGTGTCTGGTACCGACCGCAGGAACTGACGAAAATACCCAAGAAAAGTGTGAACGACTCGGGCGAGCAGCTGAGTAAGACTTTGGAGTCCTCCATGATGAGGATTGCAATTGCTCCAGAAGGCATGCCAACTCGAGAATTAGTAGCATTCAATTTGGGTGATGGAAACATCGTCACTACTGCACATGCCATCCCCGATTCCGGTTCGATTTTTGTAGTCAACCTCTCTTACGGACCCCGCATTCGCGGAATCTGTCCACAGTTGACGTTCAAAATTCATAGAGATCAGATGCATTTCATCGAAGGGAGCGACCTTGTCGTTATGAGTACAGGATACTCTATCCCACGTAGAGATTTGCGTGAATTCCTTCCAGAAGAACCTTGTCTTGAAAAGTATGCGGAACTCCGCATCTTATCGAGAAACGAGGAGGGAGAAATAGTGACCTCTAAGTCAGTTAACTGGCATGGGTATCAGCCCATGAAGTATACCGACTTTTATGGAAGAACAATTGAAGTAGAGGGACTACTGTTTGATCGTAGCATTCCTACCACTAAAGGTGATTGTGGTAGTTTGATAATGGCTAGATCAGGCAAAGGCTGGTTTGTGCATTCTGTGCTCGTAGCGGCGTCGAGAGAAACGCCAGAGCTTACAGCATCAGTGCCAATCAGCAAGAAACTCTTTGATGTTCCCCGAATCAACCAGCCAATGGAGTCACATAATTACTTCAGTGCTGGAAATGGTTCCAGTGGGGAATTGCAGCCCATCCACGAGAAGAGCTTTCTCAATTTTGTCGAAGGACAAGGGGAAGTTTTGGGCTCATTTCCTGCCAGAGTACGACCTATTTCTAGAGTAGAGGATAGTGTCGTAGCTGAGGAACTCAAGGCAGTTTTGCCTCTTGAACACGAATACGGCAAACCGAAGATGAAAGCTGAGAAGTGCGAAGATGGATCATGGAAGAACCCGTGGGTAGTAAATGTTGAAAAACAATTGAAACCTGCTACGGGTGTCTTGGAGAAAGATCTTGAAGAGTGCGTCGAAGCTATGGTGAACGACCTTATGAAATTGGACTTGAGTGACGTGCGACCAGTTAGTCAAGATATCGCAATAAACGGTATCGATGGCAACATGTACGTTAACTCATTACCAATGTCCACGTCTGGAGGCTTCCACTTCAAGGGTCCCAAAAGGGCCCAATTTGAATTGGTAGAGCCAGATGGTGAGAACTACTTGCGCAACTCGTATGTACCCAACCAAGAACTCCAAGAGAGTATTGATACTTTGGAAGGGATCTATGCTGACGGGAAGCGTGCGTGTGTACTCATGCAAGGACACCTTAAGGATGAGCCACTACCGCAGAAGAAAATCGATATGGCGAAGACTCGAGTTTTCACTGGATGCGGAGTGGACATGTCAATTGTCGTACGGAAACAATTTGTGATGATTGCAGCGGCAATTATGCGACAAAATATGGTTTCTGAGTGCGCAGGAGGAATGAACTGCTATGAAGACTGGGGAAAACTTATGGACTATTTGACGAGAGACCGTAAGGTTTTGGACCGTATCATAGCAGGAGACTACGCAAGTTTCGACAAAAGTATGGCGAGTGTGGTGATTCGTGCGGCCTTTGAAGTTCTGATCCGATTGAACATTTCGACTGGAAACTTTTCCGAGCGTGACATTCAAATCATGCGGGGAATCCAGACGGATTTGTCCTTTCCGGTAACGACTTATAGTAACAATGTGCTGCAGATGTACGGAGGAAATTCCTCCGGGCATCCACTTACACTCATCATCAATTCAATTGCCAACAGTCTCTACATGCGCCTGGCCTTCAAACAGGTTGCGCCAGAAATTCCCTTGTCAGAATTTAGGGAATATGTGAGACTCATGACGATGGGAGATGACAACATCATGGATAGCGATTTGGACAAGTTTAACCATACCGCTATTGCCGAAGCTCTCGGTAAAATGGGGATTAAGTACACAATGGCTGATAAAGAGTCAAAAAGTGTGCCTTTTATCCATATCCAGGATGCTGACTTTCTCAAACGCACCTTTCGAGTATTAGATGGTACTGTTGTTGCACCTCTTGCTTTGGAAAGTACCTTTAAGAGTCTGATTTCGTGTCAGGCTCGAGGGAATATAACCAAGGAACAGCAAAGTGCAGAATCGTATCTCTCTGCTCGACGGGAGTGGGCGCTACATGGCGAAGAAAAGTTCAATGAACTAGTAGCTAAAGTAGACCCAATCATGCGCGGCAATGAGGGTATCCTCCTCAATCTCACATCCAAACATACATGGGATTGGAGGCGAACCTTCGACTGGGTCGTTGGACGATCAGACGAAGAGGAGGATGAGATAGTAGTAGATTCTCTAGAGGCGATGGATGCTCCGCCGAATAGAGAAATCATCTACGTGGGAGACAGTGAAGGTGAAGGAGAACAATTTCAAGAGGACCTCGAAGATTTCGAAGAAGACGAAGAAGATCTTGTGGCCCAACGAATGGCTGAAGTCGATGACGACGACTTTAGTATCAGTGACCTTGACCCCGCTCTTGTTTTCCTGAATGAGAGCTATGTAGACGTTTTTTACCCACTCCACGCCAGATTTTTGCAAATGTACGATACAATTAGGATTATAGACCCGCAAAGTCTTGGTTGGTTACAGTTTATGACGGACTGCATGGAAGCTCTTCGAGACCTAGCGATAGTGAATGAGACACATGTTGAGGCCTTGCGTATAGCTGGATTCGAATCTAATGCTATGCACCAGGAACAAAACATGTTTCATATGCATCCTACACAGGAGGATTGTGTAATGCGAGTACTCAGATACGTCGAACGTCTTGAAGAGACAGGAGCCTTGCCACCTTTGTCCACTAGTGAGGCTTCTTCAGAAATTGGAGGGACAGCAGCACTCCACTGCAAAATTTGGGGCCTGTTGAGAGAGATTGATCGTCTCCTCAACTTGTAACAAGCGATTTTTAGTTTTTACAATGAAAAGGAAACCCGCGGCGCCACAGGCCCGAGGCCAGCCTCAGAAGCAGAGGATGGAGAAAAAATGTCGCTTCAACTTAAGTTTGCGGATTTGGAAGCTTGTTCCATGTCTCACAGCACCCCGCTCGGCGAAAACGCCGAATCAATTGTCCATGACAATTGTCTACCAGACGCAGTCGGAGACATCTTCGACAGCGGAGCTGCAGACGGGGAGGGACTCGATCACTTCTTATCCAGACCAATCGAGGTCGCAAACTACACATGGGCAGTAGGTGCTGATCTACACCAGACGATAGTGCCCATGACTGAATTCCTGACCAATACAGCAGTAGTCTACAAACTCCAAAATTACAATTATGTGAAAGCGGATTTTGAGGTGCACCTGTACGTAAAAGCCACTAAATTTCACGGTGGTGCGTTACTGGTTAGTCTCTGGCCGGGCGGAATAGAAAACTCATCAGACTATGCAGATAGCGAGTTTATTCTCACCCGTTCTCAGAGGCACCATGTTGACGTAAGTATAGGAGCATCAACGACCGCAGTGATCAACGTGCCGTTCATTTGGCCCGAAAATTACTACGACATGTTGGATACCAATACGGATCCGACTTTGCTGCCTCGTATTAACTTGGACTCTTACGCTCAATTGAGGGGCGTTGGAACAACTGACCCAATCACGGTTAAAATCGTAGTGGTTCCCAAGAACGTTAAGCTCATGGGGCCTACTCTTCAGAGTTTCGATACGATTTCATCTCTTGATTTGTCTCAACACAATTTTGAGGCGTGTGCACGTCAGACCAAACACAAAGGTCCTGATGAGTACCAAAAAGATGGTCCAGTTAGTTCTGTAGCCACAGCAGTGGCCGCAGCTTCCGGCGCTCTGAGTAACCTTCCTGTCATCGGACCTTTTGCACTAGCTACCCAAATTGGTGCAACAGCAGTGTCCGGTATAGCACAGATTTTTGGCTTCTCCAGGCCAGCGGTTATTTCAGATCCCTCATATATGAGACCCCTCCCACTTGGTAGTGTTGCTTTGACAGACGCAAAGGATACTGCTAACAAAATGACTTTGTCCTCCAAACAGGAGATAACAGTTGACCCAACGACGATAGGATTAGATAACAAGGATGAGTTGTCTTTTAATTTCCTGAAGAATGTGGAATCTGTTATTGGAGTAGTGGAGTGGGACCCAACTCTTGGACCTGATGATCCGATTTGCGAGTGGATGGTGACCCCTTGCATGGCTAAGATGACCACAACCAGCAGTGGTTATAGGGTAATTCCCTCGTGTTTGTATTGGTTGTCGCAACCATTCACGTCTTGGTCCGGATCCCTCAAGTTCAGAGTTCAGATAGTAGGCAGTCAATTGCACAACGGCAAGATGGCGGTGTATTATGACCCCTACTATAATCCCAGTGGCGTAGCGGGAGAGCGACTCAATACTGAGTATTACTTTCTCGTCGACTTAGCGGAGAGTAGAGATTTTACCTTTTCCATCGCATGGAAACAATCTTTACCCTATCTCGATACCAACATTGATGGTAGAACTCTTCCGCAGTCTTCGGCTACTTTCGCAGCACCCGTTGTTGGCGTTTCGTCTGATTTACGTAAAGTATCTAACGGACGAGTACGACTAGAAGTATTCAATGAGTTAGTTGTTGCCGATGGAGTTACTCCGGTAGACATTATTGTGAAGATGTCAGCTGGAGACGACTTCGAGCTCAAGAATTACTATAGCGACGCCATTTTCGATGTGCGACCCAATCCATTCATTGGAGCGGCAGGCGAATCTAAATTAGATTTGGGCGCTCACACGTTCGAAGCGTGTGCTAGTGAACAAACTGATCAGGACACTGCCATGGGAGTCAACGAAAGTATGCAAGTAGCTCTCGCCCCTGAGGACCCGATAGAACACCCCAAGCGATCTCTCGTATTTTATGGAGAGGAGATCTCGAGTCTCAGGACGCTCTTGAAAAGATATACGTACCTGCGTACGTACAAGAGCGACGAACTTCGACAACGAGTCTATCAGTGTAAACACAATGCCTATCCTTTGTATCCTGGGTATGATACAGGGGGCGTTGACACTTATGGGCCAGATGGGTACAATTATGTAAACACGTCGATGTTTTCGTATTGGGGTATGCCTTATTCTTGGTGGAGAGGATCTGTGCGGTATAAAATGGACATTACGTCCGAGCGGGCGACCTTTATGGCGTCTCGTGAACCAAGCAGATACTCAGTAGACCAGAAAGCGGATTGGACCTTCGCTGCAGTCTTTGGAACCGGTAATGCGGAAGACATGACTGATGCGATGCACGCGTTTGGCAGCGGTACTGTAGTAGCCCTCACAAATGTGAATGGCATACTCGAATATGAAGTTCCTTACCAGCAACCCCTAAGGATGTCAGCAGTAGGCAGACAAGACGGGTACGCTCATTCGGGAAATGATCACAAAAGTACAGCAGCCAACGCAAAAGCGTACGGCGACCTGGTCCAGGTCCACTTGTTGCCAAGTGTGGATAAGACAAATAGCTACCGACGACACTTTGTCGCAGCTGGTGAAGACTTTGTCTTCATGGGCTTTGCCGGGGCTCCTGTCTTTTATCGTTACACTGCAACATGAGGCAAGTTTAAGCATAACTATAAAATGCACCAGTCTGTGGGGACTTTAAACCTACAGAGCTTAAATCGAATCGGTGGGGTTCGATCTACGGACGGTAGTGCTCAC